GGCAAGACCCGGTCAAGGCCGCGCGCGCGGAAGCTGAGAAGTATTTCACAGAGCGCGGTATTATCCGGCGCCAGTAAGGTTTGATTCTCCGTTGAGGCCACCGTTTAACAGAGACGCACTCTGGTTGGGATGGTGTGCCTCTTGTTTGGAAACTGTGTAGCCGTGGACTTCGACGAACGAGATCGCCCATTCGATCTTGTCTTCGAGTCGTTGGCCGGGAGGCTGCGCCGTCACCCACAGTTCCAAGTTCTCAATACGAAAGTCATCGCGCTGACCGTTTTTGTGGTGGACATTCTCATACTTGCGCAGCTTGCGACCAAGGTGCTGTTCCATCACATATCGGTGCTGCGCGACCATCTGGCCATTCACCGAGATCATGGGGTATCGCGCCGGTCTGTTCGGATTTCTCCGCGCGTTGCCGCGGCCGATGCCGGCGCATCCGCGGGAGCAGTACTTGCGTCGACCCACATGCGACGCCTTCGCCAAGTACTTTCTACCGCACTGAGCGCAAGTGCATTCGACATTGATGTCGCGGCATTTCGCCGAACAGAAGCGCGCGACGTGACTGGTCGTTTCAAACTCGGTGCCGCATTTTTCGCACTGACGTTTTTTGGGTGCCGCAGTCAACCGCAGTCGCTGATACCAAATTTTGCGGCATGCTCGCGAACAGGTGACGCGCCGGTCCTCGTGAGATCGCGTGCACTCGTATTCCTTCGAGCAAATCGGACAGGTCTTCTTCACCCATTCGCCTTGCGGCTTATGTCCCTGTTCGCGGCGCCATTTTTCGTAGTAGCACTGGCGCGAGCAAGTGACATTGCTTTTCACGCGCGGCGTGAATTCCTTATCGCAGTTGACGCATTTCATCGTGTTTTTCCGTGTGGCCTTAAGAAGATAGATCATACATCAACATTTCAAGAGTTGCAATCGGGAACGATGTACACTCGTAACTCATTGATCGGAGACGAAAATGCCCGTTTATGGTAGTGGTATAGTCCCGGCCGCGGGCAGCGTGCAGGCAGAATTAACCGCGTTAACCCGCCGAGCCTTCGTGCCGAAGATGTATGTCCAAATATATAATACATGCCCAGCATTGGCGGCCCTCTTCGCGCACAGCCAGACCGCCTACGGTGGTGTCTCAAGCGTGACCGCCCCGGTGCAAGGCGCGCCGTATGTGAACACGTCTCAGACCGACTACAGCGGCACGTTTGCGCAGCCGGCGCAGCAGCAGGGCGCGTTCCCGGCCGAGTTCAATTTGAAGGCCAGCATCACGCCGATCCCGTTTTACGGCATGGAAGCCGCCTTGCAGTTCAACCACGCGGTGATCCCGATCGTGGAAGCGCGCATGAACGACTCGGTTGCGAGCCAGCGCGACTTTTTAGGCAATGCGCTCTATAACAACTTCTCGAACAACTTGCAGATGATCGGCTTCCCCGGCGCGATCGATGACGGCACGAACTTGGTCACTTACGGGAACATCAGCCGCATTGCCAACACGTGGTGGCAGAGCAAGGTCTATGCGGCGGGCTCGGTCGCCCCGACGCGCAAGTTGGTCTTTCAGTACACGGTAGGTGTCAACAAGAACGGCGCCGAAATGCCCACCTTTGGCCTGATGGGCTTCGGCACCTTTGCTAACCTCGCGAATGATTTCATCGGCAATGAGTCATACCAAATTCAGCCGGGCCGCGGCTTTGACTCGGACGCTGACCGGCCGCGCGCGGCGTTCCGGGCGCTCGATGTCGGCGGGGTGCCGATCTATGGCGATCCGTATTGTCCTGAGGGCATCCTGTACTTGGTGAATGCCAACTACATCAACTTGTACGTGCACGAGCAGGCGGCATTCTCCTTCACCGGGTTCGAGTCCCTGTTGTCAAACTACCAGTTAGGCTACATTGGTGCGGTGCTCACCTTGTGCGAACTCGTCAACGTCAAGCCTCGCGCGCACGGTCGCGTGTCTGGCTTCACATTCTTGCCAATTTGAGGATTGCCGATGGTCATCAGTGTCAGATCGTATGCAGACTTCAAATTGGCGGCCAATACCTTGCGCCATATTGACGCGGTGTTCTATAACAACAGCGTGAATATTGCTGGAACCTCTTATGGAGTGGCATACGCATTCAACTACATTGACGGCGCGTCAGTGTGCGGTGAGGTTGCTGGCGGTATTACCTTCTCCACGACAGATTTTCCGGGTGCAATCGCCATTGGTGATCGCATGGCTGTGTCCGATTCTTCTGCTCTCAGTGCAAACTTTTAGAGGCGCATAGCCATGTCAGACATACGTTTACCAGTCGCGGGCTCGGACTTCTTCACAGAGCAGACGATTGCTCAGTTCGTGATCCCGGCCGGCGCCGGCGCTACCTTCGCGGCGGCCAACAACATCGGCACCATCACCTTCAACGCCGCGCACGGCCTCACCTTGGCGCCAGCCGCGAACGTGCCGCCGAACTACTACATCAGCTTCGGCGGTTCGACCTCCGGCCTCACCGGTACCGGTGTGCTGGTTGGCAACGTGTTCCGGATCTTGACGATCCCATCGACCACGGCGATCACGATCTACACCACGATCACCGCGGCCACCGTCACCTCTTTGACCGGCATCCCGGTGTTCTACCCGTGGTTGCAGTCCTCGCAGCAGTCAGGCTTTGTCGCCGGTCCCACTCAGACTATTGCGACCGTCGTCACCCCGTTCGCCCCGGGGTACTTGCAGGCCGCAGCGTGGAACTTCTCGTTGGGAGCTAATTGCGTGTTGCAGTACTGCCCGGCGCAGAATGCGGTGATTTTGGATGGCCCGACCACGAGCGCTTTAGGCGGCACGCCGGCGGTAGCGCCCACCTATCGCACGATTGCGGCGGCCTCGACCTCGAATCAGATGTGGGTGGTGCCGCCGAATATGGGCCTGTTCGCCTCCGGTACCACGGCCAATTCCTTCATCTCGCAGATTCAGTAAATGGCGAGCCTGCCGTCCGTCAATCCGATCCGCACGCCTGGACGGACTCCGACGCGCGGCGGCTCACCCACGCCATACCGCCCACCACCGGCCCGCGCCCAAGGGCGGGTGAACACGCCGCGTCAACCATCTAGGGTCTACTCGAGGTAAAGTTATGGCCAATGGAACCTTGTCCTTGAATCAGCCTCAGGCCTTGGGCGTCACGCCTCCGGAGCCTAAGATGGTGCCCTTCTTGGGCGGCGATGTATTCAACCCGGCGGACTGGATTCGCGTCACCAACCATGACGAGCATTCGGTGGTGGGCAAGGGTGAGCGGGCAAAAAAAGTCATTCACGGCCGCTTCAACGGCAAGGACTACGTATTCCCCTTTGGCGAGCCGGTGAATGTGCACATCGAAGTGGCCCGCCATCTGTTCGGCCTTGGGATGGATGACAAGTCAGCGGCGCTGGCTCGATTAGGATGGGTACAGTCATCCGAACAGTACTATGAAGCGATCGACCGCCTCAAGAACATCAAATTTGACGACTTGCCGGAGCTGATGGAAGCGACCCGGTTCAAGTCCGACAGTGTTGCTCACGCGAGTGGCCTCGTGAAAGGCGACGGGACCGCGGGGGTGGCTCCGGCCACCCCCAAAGACCCGAACGCGGCGCGGTAATATGTGGGCGCGCTGGTCACCTATCAGACGCAAGTGCAGCGCCTGCTGCACGACACGTCGGCCAATTTCTGGCCCTTACCGGAACTGACCGACTACATCAACGAGGCACGCAATCGCGTGGCCCAGGACACCAAGTGCCTGCGGCAATTGGTCACCGGATTGAACTTAACCACCGCGGTCGAGGCGTACAACCCGCAGACCTTTATTCCGGCGCCAACCGGCCCGCTGGTGATAGATGTGATGGCGATCACCGTCTACTGGGGCAACACGCGACGCAAGCTCTTCTATAAACCCTTCACCGAGTTCGACGCGACGTATCGGTACTGGAATCAGTTGCAGAGCATTCCGGAGGCCTACACGCGCATGAGCCCTACCATCGTCTTCATCGGCCCGATGCCGGATCAGACGTACGTGTCGGACTGGGAAGTGGCGGTGAACCCGACGCCGTTGATCACCGATTCGACTTTGGATCAGTTGCCGATCCCGTTCAGCGAAGCGGTTCAGTACTACGCCGCCTACAAAGCCAAGTACAAGGAGCAGGCACAGGGCGAGGCTGAAGTGTTTTTGAAACAGTACGCGAGAAACTTGTCGTGGCTGTGCCGGGCGTGGATGACACGTGTGGTTCCATCGGCCTATGAGCGCTAGGCTATGAGCCAGCAAGTTTCCTTAAAAGACGAAGAGCCGCGGCGCACCAAGATCTTCACCAAGTTCAAGGGTGTGGTCAACAACTCGGCGCGCAGCGCCTTGCCGGATGACGCCTGGTTTTACCTTGAGAACTTACACCCGATTGGCGATGCCAACATCCAGACGGTGCAGAACATTTCTGCGGCGCTGTTCGATTACACCACGCACTCGATTTACTGGTCGCAGTACGCGAATGTAAACGGGAACGATTATCTGATTTCCTTCGGCACCGATGGCACGGTGCACGCCTACAACATATCGGCGGCGACCAATACGCAGATCTTTGCCGCGCTCTCTGGATCTGGGTCCCGTAGCGCGCAGTGGAAGAACACGCAACTGCTTGTCATTGATTCGACCGGATACTACAACTGGCCAGGGAGCGGCACTCTCACGCTGATCTCAGGAACCGGAGTCCCATCGAACGGCACGGATATTGCGGTGGCCTTTGGCCGCGTGTGGATACTGCAAGGTCGCCTTATAACCTTTTCTGGCGCGAATGATTTTACTGCCGCCTCGTTCTTGGTCGCCAATGGCGCCGGCTCCGTGGCGCTCACCGATCCAACGCTGCGAACCTACATCACGAGACTACAAGCGCAGAACGGGTATCTGTACCTGATCGGCCCAACCGGCATCAACGTGATCTCCGATGTTTACGTTCCCTCAGGAGCCTCCCCGCCTACGCCTCTGTTCACGAACCTGAACATCCAAGCGATTATTGGCAGCGATGAACCGGGCTCGATCTTCGCGTTCAACCAAGCGCTGGTATTCGCAAATCACTCCGGCATCTGGATGCTGTACGGCACGAACGCGCAGAAGATTTCCACCGACATCGACGGCACGTGGAAGTATGTAGACTTCACGCAGATCATCTCCGGTGGGCAGTTCGTCGATAACAACATCCTTTCGCACGCGATGTTGATCAAGCGCTTGAATGATCCGAACTTCGGGAGCAATACGGTGCTTGCGTGCTGGAGCGATAATAAATGGTGGTTCGCGAACTTCGGCGCGCTCACCTTCGTGGTCTCCGCCATCGTCAATATCAACGCACTGACGGCGAATGAGCCGGCGCTTTTTGGCTTCATCGGCAATAAGCTGTATCAACTATTTGCGCAAGTAGCGATACCTCCTGCCACGATGGCGATGACGCCGCTGTGGCCGATGGAGGATCAACTCGCGGATAAGCAGTGCATCCGCGCAGGATTCGAGGTCGTGATATCTAGCTTCTCCGGGACCTTCGGCATGACGGTCGATTCGACCAATGCGTCTAGTCAAGCGGTCACACTCTCGACTTCAGGCAATGTGACCTGGATCAATAATTTCGCAAACCAAGTTCTATGGCAGAACAATTCTTTGGTGACGGTGCAGTGGTTCACCGGCGTGTACTTGCTCTACAACGCAACGTCACCTGGAGTGTACGGCAAGTATTTAGGCGCTACGATTTCTGCGAGCGCCTCCGCGTATCAATTATCCTCCGTAGCCTTGGATTACAAGCTGCGGGCAAGGTGGAACTGACATGAGCAAACCAATCACGACGCCGTTCACGTTTCAGACTCAAGCTGGACCGATACCGCTATCAGAACTCGACACTGATTTTCTGACCGCCGCGAACGCCATCAACGACTTTGCGACGTACTCCAATTACCTTGCCGACACCTCAGGCGCCGCGAATCAGATCACGGTCACGATCCCGGTAGGCACGACGTTCTCGTACAGCGCCGGCGTCGCTCTTCAGGTGCTGCTCGCGAACACCAACACCTCGACCGCCGTGCAGATCAATGTCTCAGGTATTGGCAACAAAGCCGTGCAGAATATCGACGGCTCTGTGCCTGCGGTTGGGCAGCTCGTCGTCGGTATGATCTTGCAGTTGCAGTACAACGGCACGGTGTTTTTGTTGACCGGAGCGGCTTCAAAGCCTGGATCAATAGCTCCATTTACGGCAACACCGACCGGTGATGTGACTCTGCCGGCATCTACCGGTGGATCTCAAACGTTGCTGGTTAACGGAACCGCTAATCAAGATACCATCCATGTAGCTGGAAGCTCTACAGTCGGGCAATCATTTGGTTATTTTGCTAACGCAGGTACGACTAGTGCTGATTACGGTCTACGCATTAATAGCCAAGGAGGCACCACTCTTTTCATAGTTCGTGGTGATGGAGGAGTCGTCATAGCATCGCCCAGCGGCGGAGACATGGGGCTAGGAACCATCAACGCCACCGGGTTGTTCGTCAATGGGGTGTCTATTGGCGGTGGTTCTAGTCTCAATAAATTTAAACCAGCAAGCACATCAAGATCATCGAATGCAACGCCGACAATAGACCCAGACTTACAAGTTACTTTGGTTTCCGGAAAAACCTACCAGTTTAGGCTAGTTACGTTTCTGTCTGCCGCCGGTGCAGGCGGATTCTTAGCGCAGTTAGGTGGGTCTGCAACATGGACAACAGCTACTGCTGGTGGATATGCACGACAAAATGGAGCCGCCGCAATAGTAACGCTTATTTTTGGGGTTTTTACAAATCCAAATACGCTTACAGCAGGGGGTGGTGCCGCCGCTGTAAATGACAGTATTGATATAAGTGGAACAGTAACGGTTAACGCGGGTGGCACTTTCGGAATTTTATGGTCGCAATTTTCGAGCAACGTAGCAGCTACAGCTGTAGGTATAGGTTCGTACTTGACAGTTACGCCAATGAATTAAATAAATGCCATCTCTCGACGCATACCAAGGACTGCAACTCGATGACGAGGACAGCATCTGGTCTTGGCTTTTGGCACACAAGAGCCGCCACACCGCCTACGCTCAGGCCGCAGCACTTCAGGGGGTGAACGCTCAGACCTACGATTTCGGAGACAACAGCATGCCGGACGATGATTGGTTCAGTCGGCACGCAAACGCGCACGTCGCCTTGCAGCAGTTCATGGTCCAAGATCAGACGGTGAGTTTGAATGTGCTCACGCAGTACACCTGGGACAACCAGAGCGATTTCGATGCGTGGATGCAGATGCACACGCTTATTCACACGCGGCTCGATGAAGGGTTTTTGATATTCGGTTAGATTAAGGTAGGCTCGATTTATGGCACTACTCGACTTGAAAGACCCGGCGAACCCTGACCCGTCCGTGACGGATCAGTCGAACACCAATTTTGGCAGTGCCGTCTCAAGCCCAGGGGCGCTTAACTCTGGCAGCCTCTCTGCGCTCAATGACCCGAACTACTTTACCTCTGGCTCGATCGACACCGGCACGCTCGGCAATAATACGGTTCTAGCCCCCAACTCAGGCGCGCCGAACTCTGGAGACATCGGCGCCCTGACCGGCGGCGCGGGCAATGTGAACGTAGGCGCGATCGATCCAGGATCGGCTAATGCAAACCTGCCTACCGATCCATCAGCCTTGAGCGGCGCCGCGCCTCCCGCCACTGCCACGGGTAGCCAGGGATTAAATCTAGGATCTCTGGGAAGCACGTTGGGCGGTCTTGCCCCATCACTCGCCGCCGGCGGCATTGGCCTCTCACAAGCAAAGAGCGCGCAGGCCCAAAGCGCCCAGTACGCAGCGCAGCTCTCTGCGTTGGGCGGACCCTACACCGCCGCCGGGCAGGCGCTCTTGAAGCAATGGCAGAGTCAGCAAATCACTCCGACGCAGCAGAATGTCGTTAATACGCTAAACCAGCAAGGCTCAGCGCTCGAAAGTTCGGCAGCACCATTGTCTGCGATTGCGCAACAGGCGTACCAGAACTACCAGTCAGGCACGCTGCCGGCCGCTGATGAGCAGAGATTGAGCGATCAGGTAAACTCTCAAAAGCAGCAGGTCGCGCAGCAGTTGGCGAGTGCCGGCATCACCGACTCGACCATTCTCGCCGGCCAGTACGCGCAGATCGATAATCAGGCAACGATCACCCGACAGCAATTACTCGATGCGAGATTTGCGACCGGCAACGTAGCCTACGATCAGTGGCTCTCCTCGACCACGCAAGGGCAGGCGCTACAGGCAGAAGCGGCCAAATTCGCCTCGACCTCACTCGATAACATGCTCCAGCAATCATTGGGCTTAGGCCAGGAGGGTATGCAACCGATCGAATCGGCGATTCAGTTGCAGATTCAGTCCGACGCCGCGCTATCCGCCCAGGTCAATCAACTGATGGGCAACTTAGCCTCCGCCTATGCCTACCAGCAGACCGGCGGCAAGCCACCGGCATCGGGCGGCGCGGCTGGTGGAGGTGTAGCTGGCGCCGCCGGGAGTCTCTTGAGCGGCGTGGGCAAGGCCTTGGGCGCCGCCGGTGGGTCTGGGAGTGGCGGACCCTCTTCGACCGACATCTCGAGTATCGAAAACAGCGGCTTGAATTACGCAGTAGACGCTACCCAGCAGACCGCCATTGACGCAACCGCGCCGGCCACCGACCCGAACAGCATTTCAGGGCTTGCCTCCACCGTTGATACGGGGAATCTGGGGGACACCAGTTCGGGCCCTAGCCCCGCTGGCGGGGAAGCCGCCACACCGGACTTAGGCGCCGCCGCTGCGAACGCGACCGCACCAGGCATAGACCCGAATACCATCTCTGGTCTTGCCTCCACCAACGCCTCATCTGGCGTCGATTTGGGCTCGCTGGGAGCCGCGGCAGGCATTGGAGCCGGCGCCATTGGCATCTACTCAGGTCTGACCAGTGGCAAGCCGGTGGGCGAGGCTCAGGCGGCCGTAGGAGCCACAAAACTGGCGGGCCAGGCTGGGCTTGTGAGCCCTAAGGTAAACGCCACGGCAGGAGAGATCGGCAATGTGCTCGGCATCTACACTGGAATCAAGCAAGGAGGCGTTGCCGGAGACGCCGGCGCCGCGGTCAACGCCGCGCAGTTGGGCTCAAAGTTAGGCGCATTCGGAGAGGCGAGCGGCACAGTGAGTACGGTGGCCGGCGATATTGCCGCGCCATTGGCGCTCTACAACGAGGTCAAGACCTGGCAGTCAGGCGCCACCGGCTCTGATGCACTCGCTGGGGCCGAGACTGGCGCCGCCGTGGGCAGCATCATACCGGTGGTGGGAACGGTGATCGGGGCGGTGGTGGGAGGCATCTTAGGAGCGGTCTCGAGCGCCTTTGGCTCAGGTAAACCGGGCGCGGCCGCGGGCTCGTGGAATCAGCTTACCGCGTCTAACGCCTTATCCTCGACCCCGGGGCGAAATTTTACTTCGCAATCCTGGTCAGAGGCGTTCAAGGGCATGCTGGATGAGGGCAACAACATCTTTTCAGGAGGCGGCGCGGATCGGCACAAAGACCCTGATGCGCTCGCGAAGCCTCTGGAAGCGCAGATCAAAAGCGGCATGGCGCAGCTTGGGCCGAGTGCAACCACCGATCAGGTATACAATCAGGTGATTGTGCCGTGGATGCAGACGAGTGGGTCAGGGCTTAACTGGTCGGTTCTCAAAAATGAGCCACAGCAGCAGTTGATGATCAAGTCGGCGGTCGATCGAGTGCTAGCCGGTGAGCCGATTGTGAGGACAGAGATCGATGCTGACAATGCGGCGATTCAAGCAGCCATCAGTCGCGGCCCCAAGCAAGCGAGCCAGGAGCAGAAATGAGCGTGCCACCTGATCAGATGCCATCGCCGCCTCCCTCAGGAGGCGGGCCAGACGCCTCGGCGATCAGCCAGTACTACGAGGGTCAGCTAAACGATGATACCGCGGCGCTCGCGGACATCGCCAAACAGGATAAGCCGCCTGAATTCGTGCCGCCCGGACCTGAGGGAGCGCCAGGCGCGCCGCAGAGACAGCCAGGGATAACCGCTGTCGCGCCTCTTCTGATAGGCCTAGCAGCCCTTGGCGGCAAGGCCGCGGGCATTCACGCGACCACCATGCTCGGGGCCACGAACGGCATGGTCGAGGGGTTGATCAAGGGCAACGAGCAGAAGTATCGCGATCAGAAGCAGGCCTATGACACTGCGTACCAGCAGTATCAGGACAAGTGGAATCAGCAGCAAAAAATCTACAACGAGATGCGCCAGGTGTACAAGGGCCGGGTGGACGCCGATTTGAAGGCGTTGCAGTTCGCCCGCCAGGTGACCGGCGATCAGTCCAAGGTAGATCAGAACGCGGTCAAGAATTTTCAGCAGGCGCAGATCATCAACGACAAGTTTCACAAAACCAAAATTGATGAGTCATACAAGCAAGGTGAGTTGCTGCTGAAGAAGCGCAAGCTCGATCAGGACGCTGAAAAACTTCAACAGACAGATCAGCCCTCGATCACCATGGAGACGGCTGATCTGATGGCGGCTCGTCTTGCCAACGGGGAGAAAGCCTCCGAGGTGTTTAGTAACTTAGGGCGCGGGAAACAGGGTGCGGCGAATCTAGCTCTCGTACAGAACCGCTTTACAGCGCTATCGTTGGGTCAGGAAGGCGACCCAAGGCTAGTCAGCGCTGCGGAACATATTGCGACGCAAAAGCAGGTGCTGTCGGCCGAGAACAAGGAACGCCAGGTCGAGGGCGGTATCGCCGGAAAGATCCGATACGCCGAGGAGGAAATCACGCGCATTGCGCCTAAGGTGCTGGAGGCCTCCGCCAAGGTGCCACGCGGTGAGTTCGTGCCATGGAATGAACTGAAGCAAAAAACACTGACCGCCACATCTGACCCGAACTTAAAGCAGTTGAAGTCATACATGAACACGCTCTCGAATTCATACGACGTGTTGGCGGCACGCGGCGGAACCGACATGGAGAAGCGCAAGCACAATCGAGAAATGTTCGATACCGCAGATTCACCAGAAGCGTTGCAGGCCGCGGTAGATGCGGTCATGACCGAAGCGAGCATTTCCGGAGAAGCGGCGGACGCGTCTATCAAGCCGCGCACTCCAGCCGCCCCGCAAAAGCAAGTGACGCGCACCGGAGTGGATTCGGCGACTGGGCGAAAAGTAGTGCAGTACAGTGACGGATCAGTCGCCTGGGCGAAAAGTAGTGCAGTACAGTGACGGATCAGTCGCCTTCGCTGAGTAGCGTCGTCTGGAACGACGCTCCAGCATCTGGTGCGCCACCCGCGGCGGCCGCATCGGCGGCACCAGGAGCCGCACTATTGGCTACGAGCGAGCCTAATCGCGGCAATGTCGTGTGGGATCCGCCATCGAAAGGCGACTGGGATGACGCTCCCGCGCCAGAGCAGTCTAAGTATCACACCTTGCAGGCGGTGGCCAGAGGCTTCTTAAGCACGCTTGATATGCTCACGGGGGAAACGCACGTTCCAGGATATTCCACTGAAGGGCGCAATAAGGCCTGGGGAATTGACGACCCTCACGCAGGGTTAGAGGATAAGTTCGCGGAAATGGCCGGCGGCCTGATTTTCCCAGTGCCAGGCTTAGGGCCAGCCAAAGCCTTGACCGAAGTGCGCGCCGCCGACCAAGCGCTAGGAACCTTAGGGCAGCAAACCGGCAGCGGAGCCGCCAAAGCGATCGAACGCACTCTGGCGCGCTTGCCAGGTGGCGGTGGACTGGTCAAGGCGCTGGAAGGTCAGACCGAACGACTCGCGCATACGAGCGAGGAAATTGTGAAGCATTTAAGCGGTGGAGCGGACGCGTCCGCGACCGCCGCCGGGCAAACGATCAAGGGGCAATTAGGTGAGGCTGCCAAGCGAATGAAAGCCGAGTCCGCGGCGCATTACGATGAAGTCGAAAAACTGATTCCACCAGGAACTCACGTTGGCGTATCGAGTACGCTCGGCACGTTGCGCGAATTGACCGCGCCGATGGCTGGCGCTGAGGCGACCAGCGCGGCGCTTGCCAACTCAAAAATCGCCACTATTCGCGAGGCACTAGAGTCAGATGTCAAGGCGGCAGGATCCGAAAGTCTGCCGTATTCGGTTCTTAAAAAACTTCGCACGAAAATTGGCGATCAGATCGAATGGGGTCCCTTTAGCACCGATGCGGCCAACGGACAGTTGAAGAAAATTTACAGCTCTTTGACCGCCGACATGAATAATGGAGCGGCGAGTGTAAGCAGTGAAGCTTCCGAGGCGGTAGGCAAAGCGAATGCTGCATACGCGGTGAGCAAGGAGCAGCAGAAAATATTAAGCAGCGTTTTGAATAAAGCCGGCGGCCCTGAAAAGGTATTCACCTCTCTGATGTCCGGAACCAAAGAGGGAGCCACGACCTTAAAGCAAGTATTGGGCGCCATCGATCAGCCGAGCCGCAATGTGCTAGCCGCGAGCGCACTACAGCGCATGGGGCGCGCAACCGCTGTGGCTCAAGATGCTGCTGGCGCGGCCTTCAGCCCAGCCACATTCTTGACCAATTGGAACAAGATGGCTCCAGAAGCTCGCCAAGCCATGTTCGGTTCTCTGCCTGGAGAGTATTCCACGAACGTGACGAAGCTCGCAGAGAATGTCTCTCGATTGAAGGATTACTCAAAGGTTTTGCCAAACTCATCGAACACCGCGCAGGCGACTCTTTGGGGTGCTGAACTCGCTTCAGGCATCACGGCGGTACTCACCGGCAATCCGCTCCTTGCGGCCAAGATCGCGGTTCTGCCAGCGGGAACCAAGATGTTATCCTATGCCATGACCAACCCGCAGACGGTGAAATGGCTGGCAGCTGAGACGAGCCGATTGATCCCGCCAGCGGTTCAGGCTACTGCGGCCGTGTCTGAAGATACGCCTCGAACTAGCCCAATGTCTGATTTGCGCAAGTACGGACAAGGCGCGTCAGACTTGCAGCAGCTCGCGCGATGAACTCAAAAAAGACCACGGATCAGCTTCTCGACAAAATCATCGACGCGAACAGCGCTATACTCGATGACAAGGGCTCTGACGCGAAAACTAAGTTTTCCGCGCAGGATCGCATCTTGAAAGCCCTAGCGATCAAAGAGAAGCAGGGCAAGAAGTCTGGTAGAAAGTTTGATTTAACGTAAAAGGCCACACCATGACGCAAAACCCGCCTACCGTATCGTTCATGACCGCCCTCGCGGTCGCGCTGAAGATCGTCAGCACCCGCGCGCTGTGTTTCGCGGCGCTTGCCATGTCTTTTGGACTCTTTACCTACGCCATGATAGAAAGGTCGGTGATTTCTTTCGTAACGGCGGCAACTTTCTCCGTCATCACGTATTTGCCCGCGCTGTGGCGCGATCACAAAGGATCAGCATCATGAAAAGTGTGAACTGGCAGGCGCCCCTAGTTGTGCGACGCTTCAAATCCCCGACCGGGCCGCTCGCCGATGTCGACTCTGGTATGTGCTACGACTTTACGAAGCAGAGAAAGATTCTGCCAGAACCTTTAGGGTCTAAAAATCCAGAGGATCACTGCATCAATAGAAGTTGCACGGCGTCGCACGCTATTGTGACCAGTTTGGACACCAACGGCGTTCCGCTCGATCAATTCCCATTCCCCAAGTGAGCGCGTAGACTCCAGACTTGTAAGGCCACACTGACGCTTCTAAGGAGGGCAGTCGTGGCCATTGATGCAACTTTTCAACCACAGGGGCCAACCGTTCTGGTTGGTACTACCGCAGTGCAGGTACCAGGTGCAGCCGGCGGCTCTACTTCGTATCGCATCAGAAACATTTCTGCATCCGTGCAGTATTTCTCATGGGGCACCGCCTCGGTCGGTGCGCCCGTCGCTCCAGTAGCTGGAACTCCGTCAGCGAATACGATCGGCATGTTGGGCGGCAGCGTGGAAACGTTTTGTATCTCATCTAACCCGTTTTTGATTGCCGGAACCGCGACTGGCTTTGAAGTTACGCCTGGGGAGGGCGTCTAAGATGGCCCTGCGGGCGGTGGGCGGCGGCGGCAGTGCGATCGGTGTCTCGCCGCAAAATAACGGTATATCCAACTTCACGGTCCAGAATACCCAGAAACTTCGCATGGGTGCGGCCCGCATTCGTTCCGGTCCATTTGTAGGCAGCACGTTTAAGATCGCCTGCATCGGTGATTCGGTCATGAACGGCTACGATGCCGTGTCGACCAACAGCCTATATCCAGGCGCGCGGCCCTTAGCGATTCCGCAGCTACTCGCCAACGTTTTGTTGAACGGTTCTCGCCTGCCGGCTCAATCGGATAGTTGGTTTGGCAATCCGCCGACCGGTACTGCCGCTGCGCTGATGGCCTATGATACCCGCCTCAATATCATCAATTTTACGACTACTGGATTCAACGGCCCCGGAGGCGCTGCACTGGACAGCGTTGTGAACGGAGCTAGCATCGCGTTCACGCCGGCCTCTGCCTTCGACACAATCGATATCTTCTACGCACAGCAAGCCACTGGTGGCAGTTTCACGGTCAATGTCGACGGGGGTGCAACCTTAGCGACCATCAACACGACGGGTGCTCTCGCGTATATCAAGCAAACGATTACCGGGGTTGCTCGCGGTACGCACACGATCAATCTCACGACGACTTCCACCACCGACACGCAGATCAATGGCATGGCGGTGCGCGACTCCACCATTCCGCGCGCCGAGATCTATCAACTCTCTATCAATGGCGTCACCGCAGGCTCTTATAATGGTGTTTTTTCAGGGCGCGGCCCCACGCTCGGCATCCCGGTGGTTGCACCAGATGTCAGCTTCATCAATCTCACGATTAACGATATCAACTTGGTCAATGAAACGGTGGCGGCCTACACGACCAATCTACAGTCTATCATTACGGCATGTGCTGCAAGTGGTGATGTGATCTTGTGCATCGGCAATCCTGGCTCAGAGGCGAATCAGACCAATGGAGTTGGACTGGGTTACATCAATGCGGTCTATGCACTCGCCGCGCCGGGTGGGCCGAACGGCGTCAATGGTTTGCCGGTCCTTGATTTTGTCGTGCGCATGGTTTCTTTTGCGGTGGCCAATGCCTTGAGCCCCTACTACGACACCAATGTTCCATCATTGCATCCTGGCAGAATTTGGTATGCCGATCACGCCGCAGCCATGAGTCAATTTTTCCAGTAAAGGTGCATCATGGCGCTCAACCAGCCTATCCCAAATCCAATCACCAACAACACGCCTCTATACGCGGGGCAGATTCTGCTCTTTGCACTGCAAGCGGCCAATTTTCAACTGACCACCGATCAGCCGTTTGCCAAGCAGTTCTCTGGAACAAATTATCAGGTTACTTCAGTTGTGGCGCGGCCTCGAAGCGGAGCCGCTTCGGTCGCTTGTGCGGGTGGTATTTACGATGCCGTGGGTAAGAGCGGAAATATTATTGTGCTTGCGGCGGCATCGTGGGTGGCGCTTTCTTTCACGGCCTCACCCCCCGTGTCGGTCAATCCTGCCGTGAATTTGCTCGCTTCGGTTTTGGCGAACTTGCCCATTTTGTCACTCACCACGGGCAGCACCGCAGCGATCACGGCGGACGTTTTCATTTACGGATATGATTTGACGTAAGGCCATGAACAAAGCCGAAGCAATTTTAAATACGGAAGCAAATAATGATATTGAAGGCCAGGGACGATGAGTTCGGAAACTTCAAGAATGCAGTCTTTCTGGCAGTGGTTCTCGGCGCTGGGGCAACGATATGGGCTCAGAGCAAGCAAAGCGCAGACCTCGAACGACGCATCACCATCCTCGAACTCGGCTGCGTGCGAAAGTCAACCATCAGCGCAGAGAATGCCGATGGATAAAACTTCGCAGAAGACCTCTCAGGGGTCCGGCAGCAGCCATGTGGAGAGCAACATTCAAATCACTCAAGGAACCATATCCTTGGTATTCGCGGTAGCGGCATTCATGATGGGAATGTGGGCGTTATCGGAAGCACAGAAAGCTGGGCGTGAAACTCGTGTGTTCCAGCAACTTCTCATGGACCATGACGCACTGCTTATTCGTGAGGGATTGAAACAGCCAGGCGATGAATCGAAAGGTCCGGCGGCAAATTTAGACTACAAACCTAGGAGCAAATAAAATGGGCGGTATCGTGTGTCAGATTTTGCACAATTCTACGGTTACTGTGAGTTCAACTGACCCGGCATTCGATATGCAGATCAGGCGCTTCTTCTCATCCGATGAGGTAGCTCAGTCGGTAGTGAACGACACTCAATCTGCGGATACGCTGTGCTCTATTTTGGCAAAGGCCAAGTTTGACGCCGGCGATCGCGCGCAGTTGAATGAGATCGCACAGTCCCTATGGGGCGGATATAAGTGAGCGCATCGCCGATCAGCGCCATTGATCTCGCGAAGCAGTTCGAGGGCTGCAAGCTACAGGCATACTTGGACACTCTTGCCAACCCGCCAGTGTGGACTATCGGTTACGGACATGTAGGCAAGGATGTGTATGAAGGCCTCACCTGGACTCAAGAGCAGGCAGACGATGCACTGTTGCACGATGTCAATGCGTCCAGAGCGCTCCTGGAGATGTACAGCCCTAACCTTGCCAATGGCGCGCTCGATGCGCTCACTGATTTTGTGTACAACTTAGGGATTGGCAATTACCGCACCAGCACGCTGTGTAAGTGCGTTAACGCACAGAATTGGCCGGCAGTTAAGGTAGAGTTGCTGAAATGGACCCACTCCAACGGCAAGGTGGTTCCTGGATTGCTTGCACGCAGAGAGGCGGAAGCCGCACTCATTTGGTAAGGAGACTGCTATGGACTTCTCATTGATCATTTGGATTCTAGTCGTGGCAGTCGTTCTCTCGATTGCCTTTGCGGTCATCAAGTTCCTCATCATGCCTGCGATAGCTCCAGGAGCTCAAGTGTATGTATGGGCAATTCTCGGTGTTTTGATTTTGATTGGATTGCTGTATGTGATCTCAAACGGCGGATTCGTACACGGCCACGGTTTTAGCTTCAGATGATTACTGGAGCGGATGTCGCGCTAATCATCACTGCCTTATCTACGCTGCTTGGGGTACTCGGCGGTATCTTGGTGCAAATTAGAGGTCAGAATGAGGCACGCTCAGACCGACTCGCACTAGCCAAAAAGTTTGATCTGCAATCTGAAACGGTGAAGAAGCTCGAACTGAATACGAACTCAATCAAAGATGCACTGGTGGCCTCAACCGCCTCCGCCTCGGAAGCGAAAGGGCACGCCGAAGGACTGCAACAGGGGCGCGATGAACAAAAGCAAAATCCTTGATTTTGCCGAGAGCTTCGATGCTCTACGTATTGTTCCGCGGATCATCCTATTTGGCTACGCCGGATGGCTGGCCTACCTGACCGATCGACTTCTGACCTGGTACATGGCGTTGCCGGCCGCCGCGCAGACTACTCAGGCATCCGGATTCTGCCTAGGTGCCATTGGTTCCTTGACAACGATCGGGGGTTTCGTGTACAGAATTTATGCAAATACCGGAAGAAGCTGGGATAATCAGGCAACTGTGAGAACTTCTTCGACAACCGTGGAGCAAACAGTCAAATGATTTTTGATCTACTTAGTTTCTTATTGGGCTGCCTCACTGGCGGCGTGGCCTGTGCGATCTCGGCTAAGACCTTGGGATGGTTCAATCGCCAAGTCAGTTCGGTGGAAAAGAAGATTCCTTGACCGCCGAGATCAAGTTCATTGTGATCGGCGTGCTCATCGTCGGGCTGGCGCTGGGCGGATACCTGCTATACCGATCGGCCTACAATTCAGGACAGACCGCCGGCAAGGCCGAAGTGCAGACGCTTTGGGACGCGGATCGCTCCAAAATTCAGGCCGTCACCGATGCGGCTATCGCCAAGGCCACGCAAGAGAAAGAGGCGGCCATCGCGGCTAATGAGGGAATCCAAAATGACCTACAAGCACAGCTTGACTCTATGCACGGCCTCAATGCTTCTTTGGCTGAGCGGTTGCGCCGCGCCAACGCAAATCCTACAGCCCATAGCAGTCCCTTGCCCCAAGCCGCAGGTAACCAAAAGCCTGTTGCAGCCCCCGTCGACGACAGCGTGGGACGCCTTAACCAGCTACTTGCAGATGCGCTTACCGAATGCCGCACCAACTGGGTCAACTACTCAGCCTTGATTAAGGAAGTCTCGCCGCAGGTTGCGCCATAGGACGATTGTAATTGTCATCTGGGAAGCGTTTAATCTTGACCTGATCGAAAACCCAGAATTCTTGAAGGAACTCACATGTCAGCCACTCTCGCCCAAGTTCTGATTTCCATTACCCCGATCAAGACGCCCCTGCCGACCGGCATCACTGCCGGAGCGCTGTCGGTAGTAGTCACCGATTCCACCGGTGTTGCGCAGCCCGCGGTTGCTCTGAACGGTTCGGAAACGCCTCCGTTCTCCTTTACGACCAGCCTGCCGATCTCGTCAGATGGCCTCACCGTCTCTGCGACGGTGGTTCAGACCGCGCAAGATTCGACCGGTGCACCCATTGGCACCCCGCGCAGCGATTCTGTCAGCCTGACCGAGCCTAGCTTCAACGCCCCCGGTGCCGTCACCATGGTGTTGACGCCTGCCGCAGCCGCCGCGAATCCGGCCTTGGCCGCTGCGGTCAAAAAGTAACGCCTCATGTTCGAGTGGGCGCACGGTGACGGATGGGGCCGTGAGCGCAAAGAGGCTCACGAGCGGGCCGAACGCATAGAGCATCTGCTGAAGGAGGAAGTTCACCTCCTTCGACAGATTCTCGCTCAACTGAAGCATGCTCAGCAGACCTATAACGCTCCCGGTCCAGTAACCATGAAGAGGGTTTGATGACAACCACAGTTCCGATTACCGTTACCCTGACAGTTGACGGGGTAGCCGTCCCCGCTCCCGGAATTGCCCAGATTCCTGACCAAGTGCCTCCCCCTACCGCCGCTGCTGTAGCCTCCGCATTGGCCGCTACGCCGTCGTTTGTCTCAGCCGTGGCGGCAGCATTGGGCACACCGCCCCCGCCTCCCCCACCGCCTACGGGTGGCTTCCAGGTCAAGGCTGGCAAACTCTACGACCCCAACGGTGTGCAGTTCATCCCGCGCGGGGTAGACCGGGACCACTATGATTCATCGGCGTCGACAGCTGGTATCGCTAGGGCTGGAGCGAATGTGGTGCGCTTTGGCGAGTACTTGGATACGCTGATCGGGAATTACATCCCAGTACTGAAGGCCCACATAGCCTCCAAAGTCGTGCCAATCGTCGCGATGTTCTACTTTCCTGATGGTTCTCTCACAGTCGGCGGGCAGGACCCGGCTGAGATTGCCTTGGCTGCAACCTGGTGGGCCACCAATGCCGCAACCTTCCGGGCAGCGCTCGGCAAGAATTGGATGATCAATCTGGCTAACGAATGGGGGCCTCGAGGCTCTACCGTCTGGCGGGACGCGATGATTGCGGCGATCAAGACCATGCGTGCGGCCGGGATCACGGAGGTGATCTGGTGCGATACGGGTGGATTCGGGCAGGACTTGAGTGATCTGACTCTCTATTCGACTGCCGTGTTCAACAGCGATCCCTTGAAAAATACCGCTTTCTCGCTGCACGTCTACAACTCGTACAATGACCTGCCGACCTTGAATGCGGCTCTCGCGCAGTTAAATGCTTTATCAGCTTCGATCGGTATGGTATTCGGCGTGCTGGAGTTCGGTCCCGGCCCTGGCGTCGGGGTGAGCTCGCAGTTGACCGCGACTCAGGTGATCGGTGCGTGCGAGGCGGCAGGCATTCCCTGGTGCGCATGGGCGTGGGATGACTCAAGCCCAGGATTTGGCATGACCACGAACCCTGACGGCACCTACAATGTAGCGTCGGACCTTACGCCTTACGGGACGGCTATTGTGGCGCAGTTGAAGGCCTTGGCGAAGCCGGCGACTTCGGTTTAAATTCGCCGCAAACGTACTCTCTTGGCGTCACTTTCGGCCTGGGATAGCGCTGGCAGTACCCATAGCTTTGGAGCGTGGGCTTGTTAGCACGCTCATGGAAGTGATGGCAGTTACCGCAGCTTTGGTTCTGCACTGGCATCAGAGGCGAAGTCTGGATGGTGCTGTGTGCGTAGATCGAGGGCCTCTTCGCAAGCCAGCGAGCAAGGTCCGTCAACGTAGCAATCGCGATGTCCTGGGCCACCCGATTCGCCGTAGTCCTGCAAACCGCAAGCTCGGCAGACGTACACCGATTGCGAACAGTTGGGCGTGTAGTCCGCCGTCGATAGCGGACACTGGCGGCCGCCCTCCGTGATCCAATCGTGGCCGAGTTCGGCGCACTGGTGCTTGCCGCCGGCCAGGACGGACGCCTCTGCGATTAGACGCTCAAGCCCCATGCTTCTCGTCTCCGCTGGCCTGTGTCGGTTCGATCCCGGTGCTGTCGCAGCGCTCGCACCTGGATTGTGAGCGTACCAAAAGTGCGTCACGTGCCTTGACGAACTCGGCGCACCAGGAATCCCGAACCGCAGCGCACTCAGCAAGTTCCGCAGTCAAAACTGCATAATCTGTGAAGTGCACAAACGGCCCAGTCTCTGACTCGTATTCCTCGCCGTCGCGATCCGTGTCGTATCTCTTGACCATTATCGCGGCTCCAAGTTTTCCGGCTTCACGTGCCGCTCGATCATTCCGCCAATTCCCTCGGCACGGATGCGGACGGTCTTGCCGGTGCGGCTTGGGTTTCCAGCAATTGCCTTCACGCGCTGGCCCTTCTTGCCGATGCATGATAGCCACCAAACCGGCACCCATTTCTCCGGTTCGTGGCGGCGAATCGTTACCTCATCCATGCTCCGCGCCTCCATCGAAAGATGTCACGTCAGTAGCTCCGGTGCTTGTTGAGAATCAGTTCGATGAAGTCGGCAAGCGGCTTTTCGGCATACCCGCAACCGTTCCTCTCCGGGTTTCTCCCATGCATGAACTGGATGCGAGTAACCTTTTCCCCATCCAAGCGAGCGCCACCAATCTCGAATATCTCGCGGGCGATGATCGCGGCTAGTTCTTTGTCATCCACCATTTGCGTTTCCTGCTGTATTACCTTGTGAGTCCGGCATGCGCATCGAAAGCAATATTTTTGAGCCGTTCGATTTCTTCGCCTGCCGAGACGAGTTGACCTTCAAGGCGGCGATTTTCGTCATGAAGTTTGGTGATTACCGGGTCGTATATCTCTTCCGTTGCGGTCGTAAAATCGCCTGCATGCGCCTTCGCATAGGCCAGACATCGCTCGCGCAGGTCATCCAAGTGTTCAGCGAAGTCGCTGGCCTCTTCGGCGCCTGGACCGTTGAGATCATCAAGAGTTGGGGCATCGCGGCTCATTTCGCATTTCCTTCTGGATTGGCTTGAGAACATCCGGCGACGTGCTGCCTTGTGTCGCCGCATTCCGAGCAATCAATCGCAGGAATCACCGCTGTAAGCCAGTCGCGCAATTCGCGAGCCTCTGCGATCGTCCAAGGCTCAAGTCCTTGCGGATCGCTACCTGACTTCTCGCTGTGGAATCCTAAATACAGCACGGATCGATCAGCACCGACGACGGCTCGGTGGTCGCCGCGCTGGTGAAGTACACCTTCCGATAGTCGCTCTTTCATTCGCCACCTTTGGATTGAGATTGTGAGCCATCCCCATAAATGGCGCGATTGACTTTCTCGTACTGAGGCCCGTAGGCGTTGTGAACTTTTTCCGCAAGAGTCCAACGCAATCGGCCCATCGCTTCCTGAACGTCAATCAATTCGCGCAACAGCCAGACCATATTTGGCTCTGCATCGACGGTCGGAATCTCAGGGTTGACTGAATGCAGTCCCCAGCGCTGGGTCTTTCCGGCGGCTGCAAGGAACTCCCCACATTCCTCAATTGCGTGAGCAAGTTGCTTCTCGAAGCCACTTTGCAAGTACTTAGGATTGCTCATTGCGCAACGCCTCCATAAACAGAGCCGCAACTCGATATGCGGTCTCGACCGAAGTGCCGAATAGCAAGCACGTGTCTCGCACCCAGGCAGCCAATTGTTCGTCACTCATTTGACACCCTCTGAAGTAGAGGGAGATGCGATGCCGCCATTGCGGACGGCTATTTCTATTACATCGCGGGCGTCGATCAGCATAGTTCGCACCTCCTCATGATCCATTAACTCTGGGTTCCACAGGCCGCCATTGCCGAGATATTCAGTAATCCTGGCAGGTAGGTCCCTAGTCGCTCTGTTGCGAAACTCACGCATCTGCTTTGTCACTCAGCGTTGTCATTTTCTTTCTCCCGTTGAACTGTTGCGCCTGCCTTCATCGTTCCGTCTGGCGCATTCCAGTGATACACGTGCAGAATTGCGTACTCGACCACCTTGGGGATGGGTTGCTCGCCAGACACGTAACGCCGCATGGTGCGCTCGTTGATCTGAAGCTCCTTGGCCAAACCACGCTGTGATAGTCCAGCGTGCTTCAGCATCCGCTTGAGGCCGCGGCCGGTCATTTCGCACCTGCTTTGCTGCCACACTTCGCGCACATGAACCCACCGAATTTCGCATCCACCACGACTCGATCGTGCGTGCTGACATGCTGCGAGCCACAACGACGGCACATGCCGAAGTAGCTAGAACCGCCGATTAAGTTGCCGAGGTATTCAAATTTCATGTCTTATCTCCTACTGGGTTACTGTGGCTATATTAGGCCACAGTGCCCTATATGGTGTCAAGCCCTATATCTCTCCAAGCATAATCTAGGAAATTCGGCTCATTTACTCGGCATTTAACAGTCCAGTTATGGACATAAAGCGGACTTGTGCGAAGCCGGCACCAAACCTCAATGCACTTATTCTGGGGCGCGACGCTCATGTCCGTTCGCCACTGGCTATCCGGTGCGTATGGCAGCACGTGAGGATTAACGATTTCACCGTCAGTTCCGCTCACTTGACACCTCCCCGGTTCAAGGCTGTGCGTTTGAGAGCGAGCGCCAGATCAATCTGGTGCCACGTCAAAAATGAAAATGCGCCTTTGCAGTTCTCGTTAAACACCGATATTCCATCGTCCTCGACGTAGTACCAGCCGGGGGTCCAGCCGCAGTAGCAGCGGGTCTTGCGTGGTCGCAACATTGCGCGCTTAGCCTGACTTTGATTCATCTTTCGTTTCCTTCGCTGTCCAAGGATGCGTATTTGGGTGCAGCTCTTTAATTTGATCGCAGATGGCGCAGAGCGTGGAGGCTGGCGTTTCCTTATTAACGGTCACGGCGATGTCTGATTTTGTTTTTCCAATAGAGTCCAAGGCGGTTTCTAATTTTGAGATATGTTCTTCGTCTCGGTCAATGCGCAAGCGGGCATCGGCAAGCTGGGTGGCAAGCTCTCTATACTCAGCCTTCAGCGTCTCGACTTCTTGATCACGCAAGGATAGATCAGATCGCAATTTCGCGATCACGGCTAGTTCGGCAAGGTTGCTCATGGCTGCGATTCCGAAGTGAGACCAAGAAATTTCATAACATCCTCTATGATTTCATCAGTGCAACCCTCTTCGTCCCACCAAAACTTAATTAATCTACGAGCTTCGGCCAGTTGGGCGGCGAGCGCGTCGCGCTCAACGATAAGAGCACGATAATCTTCAATGGTTATTACTTTATTCACTTCGCCTCTCTTTGCATCCACGAATCCGGCACCGAGTGCAACCACGGCAGCTTCCATGGATGTGAAACCCCGTAGCAGAATCCGCGCCATAAATCCCATAGCTCTTGTTTCCAATTCTCTTTGTGGCACCATAAGAACATACGCAGCAACACGTATAGGCCAGCCATGAAAAATGCTAACAGAGCGCTGGTGAGTTTCATGGCTTTGAGTCTCTTTGCGCAGCGAAGTCTGGATGCTTAGTTTTTATGTGCTTCGCCATTTGGCTCACAGTCCGATAGCAGCAAGGACAGACGCCGGCCGCAATGCGCTTACGTAGGCGTGCCTTGGATTTCTGTTCCTTGGCCAGCGACTCCTGAGCGTCGTCACGTTGGCGACGGATCGTTTCCTCGCGCTGGAGCGCGGCATCGCGCTCCCGCCGCAATTTATTGGCAAGTGTCTCACCGACGAACTGGCGAGGTTTTCCGCACACGGTACAGAACCACTTGCGATGCTCGTCTATGCACACCTGCTTATGCTTTGTGCCCATAAATATCTTGTGCCCGCACCCATCGGAGTTAAAACCAATTCGAATAGCTTCTGCGCAATAATCGTCTAGGTACGTTTCAGCCATTTGGCTCTCCTGACTTTGCAGAGGTTGAGTTAGACGGGACTTTCATCGTCATGCTGGCCACCGTCGAGTTCCAATCGCTCGCCGCCCTGGTACGCGGCCACTGACCGGCGAAGCTCTTTGATTCGATTGAGGGCGATGTCGGTACGCCGCTCCAACTCGCTGATCTCTTCGTTCGCGCGAGAGATTTCCTGAAGCTTGCGGATGTTTTTCAGCAGGTCCTGCTTGTGGTCCTCCGCAATCTTCTCGACCTGGGCCTGTAGGGCTTGCGTTGCCGCGACCGGATCTTCGTCAGGCTCAAGACCGGCCTGCAATTGCACGTCGCAGCGGAAGTTAGAGTACTGCTCGAACGGATGATTGAAGGTCCGACCGGCAGAAACGTGTATGTTATGAATCTTCATAAAACCCCTTGTTTTGTAGGCTCACAATCTTTTCCCAAAGTTGAATATCCGTCTCAGCAGCGACTTGCGCGGCGTGATGACGTAGAACTTGCGCACGTATTCCTGCACCGTCCACTGCCAGCGAGTACCAGCCGGAAACTGCATCGAGTCACCGACATCGAGGCGATGCAGGGTCTCGTACTTATCCCCCATCTCGCGCACGAACACTGCACCGGCTAGGATAAACACCAGTTCATCGTCGGTGTAGCGCCACTCGAACTGACCGGCTGTCGCGTCCCACAAACCAGCATCGATGCCCTGGATGCTGAGCGGACGGCAACGAAATTTCGGGTTGCAGATGCGCCACCAGTTTTGCGGGAGGGGCGAATCGTGCCATCCGGAGTCGTCGTCTTGGAATTGGATGCTCATCGCAGTGGCTGAACTTCGCGCCGGTTCCGATCGTAAACCCCGCGCGTCATCTTCGGATCAATGTGCCCTGCGAGCAGATACGCGTTATCGAAACTTGGATTGTCGCTGATCGACTTAGCGCGCAGGTCATGGTAGTGAAACCGCTCGTGCCCGGCATTCTCCCACTGGCGGCAATAGCGTTGCCACATCGCCCTAAAGCCATCCTCGCTGTATCGCTTGCCCAACTTCGTTCGGATCACGTACTCGCGCGGCCAGTGAGGATGCATCAGCCAAGCGCGATCCAGCACCTTCTCAACGGTCGGAGAGATCACGATTGCGAGTTTCTTGCCGGTCTTACCCTGATCGATCTCGATTTTGTTGTCCTTCAGTTGCGACCACTTAAGTCCAATGATGTCCCCCTGGCGCTGGCCGGTGAGCAGCGCCAAATCCATGGCGATCTGTACTTGCGCGCACGTCGTCGCACGAAACGCTTCGAACTCCTCGGTGCTCACGTACCGATCCCGTGGGCGCGTCGGCCAGCGCTCGACGCCCGTGCATGGGTTTCGCAGATCGTCCTCAATGCACCATTTTCCGATCGCCTTTTTGAACACCGTCGACAGTATTGTGACCATGCGGTTTCGGTGGATGCGCCCTTTCTTGACCTGCAGGAAGTCAACCACCATGCGAGGCGTCACTTCTTTAGGCTCGAAGCGGCCAAACGTGGCGCGCAGCTGCACCAGTATGTTGCGGTAGTCGCGCTGCGATCGTGGTTCGAGGTTAGGGATACATTCATCCTCGTAGCGCGCGAACAGATCGTTCATGCTCATTGGCGTGACCTGTACAGATCAGATCGTCCGGCCCAAGGCTTTAAGCCAACATCAAAATTGTGAACCACGTTGTAAGTTTTCTCGCCCAGCGTGACCGACTGCCATGCCATATTCGCGACGTGCCAAGCGCCAGCGCCGTGATCCTGATTATCGAGTAGCCGTGTCACAGCGTAGTGCAGCACAGCATCGCCGATCATGACCGAGTACACCTTGCCGGTGTCTGGGTGGCTTGTAGCGATTGCGCAAAGACCTGGGTTAGTCTCGTGCCAGTGCGTAGGCTCACGGCTGATCGTGACCGTCTGCCCGATATCCACCGCGTTCAATGTCTGCCAAGCCACTTCAGTAACGCGCGCCTGTTCGCTCATCGTGGCGCAGCCGCCGAGAGCCGAAAACAACGCTAGTAAAGTAATAATCTTCATCTCAGAGCCTCCTTTTGACTGTCGTACACCGCTTTGAGCTTCTTCATGGCTCGCTCGTCGCGAAGTCCTTTAGCTCGGGTGTAAGCGTGCCCGAAGGCGCTCTCTAAGGCTGTGAGCGTAGTCACGTCCATGGTCATGCAAAGGTGATCAAGTTCTGTTTCTGAGATGTTCGTGCCAGCGGCCCACTGTGCAACCATCTTCCCAGAGTCCTCGCTGATCGCCTTGTCGAGCGGGAACATGCCGCGGTGCTGCTGCTGAAGTTTGATCGGCTTTGGCATACCAGGAGCATCCGCCGTAAGGAGGAACGAAGTTGTCAGCTCGAACGGCAAATTCTTTTCGCATATGGGTATCCATCCGTTGATTCCAGTGAGTGACCGCTTGGCGACGATGACCATCTTCTTGGTCTCCTCGTCCTTTACCATCTCAATTTTCTCCTCCGCGCGGAAGCACAGGATCAGGTGAGCCCTCACCTGCAGGAGTCGCTGCACCATTTTCTTGTGATCCGTCTTCGGGCGTATCCACGCGGCCATCTTGCAGGCTTCGCGCTTCTTCCAATCATCCCCCGCCATGCGGTCGAGCTCCGCATCATGCATCTCTAGCACGCCTCCTTCGCCAGCCCACTCGTGGCTGGTGGAATCGACCACAATGCACGGATATTTGGCATCATCGGCCGCCAGTATCGCCTCGGCATACGCTTGAGGGGAGAACGGAGCGGCGAGATCTCCGTGATCAAACTTGAACTGATCGGCGTAGTGCTTGGCACGTCCTGCCTCGGTGTCTATAACAGCGAATGGCTTACCTCCGGAGATGCCGGAAGCCAAACGCATGGCGGAGAAGGTCTTGCCGCTGCCGGTGCCGCCGGCCAAGCCGATCAGCAGCCCCACCTGCTCACGGATGGCTGGCTTAAACTGAAAGCTCACTTAATGCCTCCTCGGCTTGCATTATTTCCCAAGGTTTTGGCTCGGCATACCGGATGCGCGCATCGTAGGACGGCCAGGAATCATCGGTGAGACACTTCTGCCAGAGCGATAGCGCTCGCTCGACCTTATCCTGCCCGACCTGTCTATAGGCATTGGAGAGCGCGGTGAGGGAGCAGGAGTATGGCGGCGTGATCTCCTGGGCGAGGAACACGAACACCATGTCCTCGCGGCCGGTGACCGCCTTGATGCCGCGCAGGTAGAATTCGGCCTGCAGGTCGTACCCTAAGCGCCCGATCTGGCGCGCAAAGGCGTCGTGCTGCGCACTCGCGGTGCTCTTGTAGTCGAGCACGACACGCCGCTCAACCGAGAAAAGGTCCAGACGTGCGCGGCAGGAGACGCCGCGGTCGGTCCAGAATATCGATTTTTCAGCCTCGCCAACGTCTAAGAGATCGCCGAGCTCTGATTTGAGCATGAACGCGCGAGCTTGAGCGCACATCGCCACGATATCTGCGTACTGACGATCGAGTACCGCGTACTTTCCGGCCTGTTGCGCCGCGTCGCGCGCCTCCTTTGCCGCTTTGGTGCGCCAGTCATCGGCCGCCACGCGCACGATCCGATCCTCGCGCCGCTCCAGCAGCATCATGTGGGCGGCGGACCCTAAATCGAAGCGGCTGTCCTGATCAGGAACGTAGTTTGGATTCAATCTCGGGTGCGATAGCCAAGCGTGCAGCGGGGATTGATCCAGCAAAAGGTGAGCGATCGAGGCGGATAGCGAAGGGACCGGCGCTGGATCGGCGTGATACTGCGCTGAGGTTAGGGACTCAATGCTCACGCGTCGCGCTCCTCGATCACCGTGACGGTGTGCTGGGTGCTTTGCCGCTCCAGCACCCTATCGAAGCGCTCCTTGATTTTTTCCCGATCCGGGCCGCTGGCGATGATGTACCAGTCATCGATTGCCGGAAGGTACTGCTCGCAGCGAAACCACGGCTGGCACGCCGCATCGTGATCCTGAACTAGTCGAAGTTTCATTTTTGACCCTCTATTTGAGCAATCGTCGCACACCCAAGTCTCGATTCCTGCCGCCAGTACTGATCGCACGCCGGGGCGTGAATCGCAGACATCGCAGTTCGCGGCGCTCACAGCTTCCTCGAGAACTTCATCGTCTCGGCGCGGCGCTGACATTCCTTGTACAAGCCATCCTTACGCCGTCGGCGCGCTAGAAGTTCGTCCCGAGGCATTGATGTGGCCATCACTGAGCGCGTCAGCGCCCGATACTTGGCGATCAGGTCGGCTACCCAGGCTGCGACGCCGAACGCCACCAGAAGAACGCCAATTGCGAATATCAGAGCCGGCGCCCATCCCCAACCGCTCACGGCTTCACCGCCTTGATTCCATCGGTAATCGGCCGACTCATGATCTTGGTCGCGTGCTTGCAGGCGGCTTCAAAACCGGCCTCGTAGCCTGCGCGAAAGGCGATCAGATACGCCTCGTTCTGTGCGCGGGCGAGGGCTAAAACATCGTCGGGGAGAATCGGTGCGGTGCTGTTCATATGGCTCACTCGTAACTTCTGTTGCGTTTTTCGACCTTGGAGCGTATGTTATCGACATGGAGTACGTATGTCAACTATAGCAATGAGCAAAATTCGCGAACTGCGTCTCAAACTGAATTTGACGCAAAAGCAGCTGGCGGCGCTGCTGCGCACCGATCAGTCGCTAGTGTCAAAGTGGGAGACCGGGGGGCATAAGCCGATGCAGCGCATGAAGGCGCGCCTGGCTCAAGTCCTGCAGTGCGATCCGGCGGATCTGCTGTGATTTCCGTCGCAGAGTGGCACGCGCTAAAGGGCGGTTGTAAGCCGACGAAGTATCGCAATAAGCGGGTGGTGGTCGATGGGTGGCCGTTTGATTCGAAGCTTGAGGCTAAGCGCTACGAGGAATTAAAGGCCTTGAGGGCAAGTGCGGCGGTCAAGTGGTTTCTCTGCCAGGTCCCCTTCAGGCTGCCAGGCGGCATCATATATCGGGCGGATTTTTTGGTGGTTTATCGCCGTTTCCCCGACCATCATCGCTATGTAGAACCGTGCGAGGATGAGTTCGTGCAGATTGAGGACTGCAAAGGCGCTAGGACTCGCGTATCGACCAACAAAATCCGCCAGGTTGAGGAAATTTACGGCATCAAGGTGCGGATTATCACCAGGGGGAAGCGCCGATGAAGCGCCACGATGAGGTCCAGATGCTGGGCGTCGTTATTCTGGCGGCGTTGTGTGCGCTGATGCTTCTAGGCTTTTTCGCGATCGCCCGGCTTTTCCTTGCGTTGATCGTCGCGGCGGCGTAGCGTACTTTGCTGTGGCGCCCACGGCGGGGGTTGATCTCCTCGCTGCCAAAAGCGGTTTTCTCACCTCCATCGTTCACGCTTTGGGCGCCACGTTTTTTCTGAACTGGAGGGGTTTGAAGCGATGGAGAAATAAATGCGTCGGTACATCCCGCCCCCTCGGCCGCCCCACAAAAGCCACCTGCGGTATTTCAATTTGCTGACATTTGCCGAGCAATCGGCGTCGGTAAAGCGCTTGATTGCGGCGCACCAGAACGAGCGACACGTCGCCGAGCTCACTGGTTTGTCAGTCGAGCAGGTGAGAAGAATCGTAGGAAAATCTCCATGAGGCCGGCGTATCTGCTGCTTGCGAAGCTTGTGGGGGTGAAGGCGACCGGAAAAGGGCGTTGGATGGCCTGCTGCCCGGCGCACGCCGATGCTTCGCCATCTCTCTCCTTGCGCGAGATGGAGGATGGGCGGCTGCTCATTCACGACTTTGGCGGGTGTGAGGCGCACGAAGTACTGGCGGCGGTGGGCATGTCTGTGGGGGAGTTATTCGCGGACAGGATCGGTCATTTTCTGCCGCCCATTCGCGCAGGGTTCACGGCGGACGAGCTGCTGATTTCAATTCAGCATGAGACGAGCGTGGCGCTTGAGATCATTGAGGCGGCGCAGGAGTCGTACTTGACCTTAGAGGCGCTGCGCCGATTGCGCAGCGCGGTGAGCCGGATAGGCAAGGCTAGATCGTTGGCGTACCGGCGTTGAGCGCTCACAAGGACGTGCCGCCCGCCTCCTTGCGTCTTGATGATTTCGAGGACGAATCCAAATCTGCAAACGGACACGCCAAAACGACACTATTGCCAGCAGAACCGCCGATCGAATGGCCGACGCTTGAGGGTGAGCCGCCGCCTCGCATGTGGTGGATTCAGGATTGGCTAGGGCCATGGCCGACCTTGACGAGCGGCGCAGGTGGTGCCGGCAAGACGCGCCTGTGGCAGGCGGTGGCTACATCGCTTGCGACGGCGCGGCCTTACCTTCAGGCCCAGGTAAAGCCGCTCAAGGTGCTGTCGTGGCTGTGTGAGGAGACTCGCGACGAGGTGTGGCGCAACCAAGTGGCCATCAACCGTCATTTCACGTTGAGGATGGAAAACCTATCTAATTTGTCGATAGTTCCTCGTCAAGGACTCGACAACACGCTCATGGCGGTTGCCTACGGTCATCCGGTGTTTACACCGCTGCTGGAGCAATTGCGACAGCAGGTCAACGATTTGAAGGTCGATGTGTTGGTGCTCGATAACTTAGCGCAACTGTTCGGCGGCAACGAGAACGACCGGCACCAGGCTACGTTTTTCGTCAATGCAATCGCCGGCATCGTGAGGGATCGGCCGTTCGCTCCGGTATTCGTCGGCCACACGGCCAGAGCTCAAGGGAGCGAGTATTCAGGCAGCGCGGCGTGGGAGAACGCGTGTCGCATGCGCTGGTATGTCGGATCGACGCTGCCCGATCAGAAACCCCAAGACGAGGATGAACCGGTCGACACCGATGTGGTGTATCTGGCGCGCCGCAAGGCCAACTACGCGCCAAAGGACTGGATGCGATTGAAGTACGAGAACGGGGTGCTCGTTCCTGAGGGTAGCGTGGATGCGCCGGCTGAGTCCCTATTTAGAAACGATGTGGCGGAGTCAATCGTGCTTGAGGCGATGCGAAAGCTTGCCGCGGTCGGAATCTTCATGACGGACGGCATCACCTCTCCAGACTACCTACCAAAGCAAGTGATGGCGAAGGGATTGGCGGCGCAGCACTCCAAACGTGAGATTTGCGCAGCGATGAATCGGTTGATCGGTCACGGCCGATTGAAGCGGGATATCATCGGAAAATATGCGAATCGCTCCGCCAAGTACGGTCTTGTCATCGTGTGAATAGGACAGACGAGCCTACCAGGCAGCGTTTAGAGCGCATGTTCTCGTGCCTACCTCGTGGATCTAAAGGTCCGTTTGCCAGACTGTGCGGCTTCCCGGACCGTAGACGGCTACTAGCCACATCCAGATTCAATGCTATTTTGACGCCGGCCGTGGCGCGCAGGATAAACACCGTTATGGATGCCGTTGAGCGCGGGGAGTTTGTGCTTGTCGATTCTGGTCGAATGCATGCCGGAACCAGAGTTCTCGACTGGATAAGACGCTGCACAAAGTAGTGCACAAACTACCCAATTTAAAGTTTGTGCAGGCGTTTTTAGACCTATGAAAATCAATAACTTATATGCTCTCGCTCTGGTTCCCCCCGAACCCCCCTCCCGGCGGACCGGGGTAGGATAACCCCAGTCCTCCGAACTGTCAAGAACGTGCACACAATCTCGGCTATGAAGCCGAGACAGTGCGACACGTCAAGACAATACTTTGTGCAGTTTGTGCAAGATTGTGCGGAAGTTTGTGCAACAGATTGTGCAGAGACCTTACAAAGGTGATCGATAATCCACCTACCGGAGTGTTCCACGTGAATCAACTCAATAGGCCGTTCGACACACCTTTGATCCATATGAAATTCGCTGCACTGCAATGGGGACAATCTGTGGATAACTAACTGTTTTCCCACTTGGGCCACCTCGTATTCCAGACCACAATCGAGTCATATCAATATAATCAATGAGTTATGATACAATGTATACTCAACCTCTATGACAGACTGTGAGTATCGAAAGGAATCCATTTGAGAGATCTATTTTGTTGCGTTGCACTAGGGTATGGGACGCGCGCATGGTGATGTCTGCCCCCGCACCTTCTCCCCCACCACAAAAAACGCGTACGGTAACGGTTATGGCGAGATCACGTAGAAAGGATGGTTTGCTATGGGAGTGCCTAGGATCGGCGCACGTTGGGAACCGGATGCTCCCCAGAGGGCACTTTTCGAGGAATGGTGGAGGTGAGGGTCAGAGGCACAGTCAGTGTCGTGAGTGCCGGCGCGAGCACATGGCGGGGAAGGCGGCCAAGAGGCGCGGAGCTGGCGTCACCAAGATACCGCCCGGGTGGGTTAGGGCGTTGTGGCGGAGGCAGGGTGGGCACTGCGCGCTGTGTGGCCGGATCATTCACGGCCGCTACCACGTCGATCATAAGCGGTCGATAAAACTTGGAGGGAGACACGAGTTTTCAAACCTCCAGATAACCCACAGTGCATGCAACTTGAAAAAAAGTTGGAAGTGATTGCGTGAAGGAACTTTATGGTCTATACGTACTGAGATGCCAGCAGCGATCAATATCACTGGAATTAAGTTCGGGTTTCTTCTCGCGTTGTCGCCTACTAGTATGCGCAGCGGTAGAAAGGTGGTTTGGCGATGCGTGTGTCGGTGCGGGACAGAATGTTTTGCGGCCATCAATCATTTGAGGGACGGCAGACGAGTATCATGTGGTTGTGCTCGCAAGGGTAAGAAAACCAATCTTGAGCACGGGCATTGTGTCAAGCGTCGAAACTCCAGGACCTACTCCACATGGTGTTCGATGCTCAACCGATGTCGAAACACGAAGATGGCCAGTTACCATCGGTATGGAGGGCGAGGCATACGGGTGTGCGAGAGGTGGGATAGGTTTGAGAATTTTCTCGCTGACATGGGAGAGAAGCCAGAAAATCTCACGCTGGAGCGCAAAGACAGCAACGGTAACTACGAGCCTAGCAACTGCCGATGGGCATCGAGTTTTGAGCAGCAAAGAAACACCAGTAGGAATAAATTCTTGACAGCCTTTGGAAAAAGGCAGGTGATGCGCGACTGGGAAAATGAGTACCGGATGTGCCGCAAAACTATCAACAAGAAACTAGCGGCCGGTAAGAACCTGGAACAGATTATTTCGGAATCTAAATTTATGAGGCCACATCCCCATGTCTGAATCGAAAGTCACTGAGCGAGTCCGCGAGATCATCAAGACCGATCGCACCCTGCGTGCCTCCACCGCGATCGATCCGGACGCCAAGGCTTGTGCCAACTGCACGCACGTGCATATGCGCATTGACTTGGCGTACGAGTGCTGGAAGAGCCCACCGACTGCCGTGGCGGCGTGGGTACAGACGCGCGAGGGGTCGATGAATTTACAGGTTGGTGGTGCACGAGCCCCGGTGGAGCGGGACGCATGGTGTGGGGAGTTTGCCCGCAAGGTGAGTGCGTGACGCCTCAAAATCCTGTCCCGCCGCAGCACTGCTGGCATGAGAACGGCTACGACATGGCCGCCACTACTCAGACCAGGCGGTGGGTGTGCTGCAACTGCGGACTTGCGGTGAGCATGCCGAAGGTCAAGGCCGACATGGGCGTGCACGGCAAGTGCTTTGCGGTGCCGGTGATGTGGGAGTGGGCCGCGCCGCCGGCTCTTGGGTGCCCTCTGCCTCAGACGGTCGCGTGAAGATCGATCCGTACCGCGAGCTAGGCGTGCCGAAGGACGCGGACTCAGGCACGATCAAGCGAGCGTACCGCAAGGCCAGTTCCAAGGCGCACCCAGATCGCGGCGGGGATGTGATGGCCATGACGCGCGTCAATGTGGCCTACGACATCTTGAGTGATCCTGCCAGGCGCGAACGCTTCGACTTAGGCGGCGATGATCTGCCTCCCACGCCACCGCTTGAGTTGCGCGCCCGTATTCAACTCGCGCAAGCCTTTCAGTCGGTGCTGCAGAATCCGCTGCGCCTGAATATCGTTGCCGGCGCGAAGGCCTTTTTGCACGAGAACAAGCGCAAGGCTCAAGGCAACATTTCCGGTATGCGCTACATGCGCGAGCATTTTGAAAAGCGCGCCGCGGATGTTGAGTTCAAGTCCGTGAATGGCGAGCCGAATATATTCGCCGATCAAGTCGCGCTGTCCATCGCGAACCTCGATGCGCAGTTGGAGAACACGCAAGGTACCGTCGAGGCGATCGGCCGGGCACTTGACATGCTTGCTGCCTACGTATCGACCATGAAGGAGCCGCAATATGCAGCGTACGGCGGCTCCCCCTTACTTGATTTACTCAGCGCCACGACCCGGCGAGCTTTCCCTCAAGCCCATGATCCCTGAGGATCTTCCGGAACCGAACACCAAGAAGCGCCGCGGCCGCCCGCGCATCGCCGCGCCGCCACCGAAGCAATCACAGTTTGGGCAGATCGAAGGCTTTGATTTCGCTCACTTTCGCGAATATTTAAATGCGCTCAAAATATCCACGAAAGAGGAGGGGTTCATCCGCTTAGGTGAGCATTTGATGGGCACGCAAAAGCGCTGGCTATCGGAAGTTGAGGAGGGGATGAGCCGCGGCATTCGCGAGTTCGTGACCTTGAAAGCCCGGCAGATCGGGATCAGCTCGATCTCACTCGCGATGGACCTGTACTTCGCCAGCCGCTACCCCGGCCTCTCCGGCGCGCTCGTTCTGCACGAGGATGCGGCGCGCGCCAAGTTTCGCTCCATGCTCGAAACCTACTACGAGGGCCTCCCGGAGGAGTGGCAGAAAGGCATCGTTGCGCACAACGTGAACCAGCTCGTGCTCGAAAACGGCGCCACCTTGGAATACAAGGTCGCGGGCTTGAAGCAAACGAGCTCCAAGACCTTGGGCCGCTCCTCGGCGCTGGTGTTCGGGCACATGACCGAGCCCGCCTTCTGGGGCGACGGGAGCCAAATCTCGGCGCTTCGCGCGACCTTCGCCGAGCACAACCCGGTGCGCTTCTATCACTGGGAGTCGACCGCGAATGGCTTCAATCACTTCCAGCGCCTGTGGCAAGAAGCAAAGGCCTCGAGCACCATCAAGGCGATCTTTATTTCCTGGTGGGCGAATGACTACTACCGCTGCAAGGCAGGCAGCGCGTTGTTCGAGCGCTATTGGGGCAAAAAAGGCCGCGCGACACCGGAGGAGCGGGACTGGGCGCGCGAGGTACTGGAACTGTACGCGGTGAGCATCGAGCCTGAGCAGTTCGCCTGGTATCGCTACATGGCGGCCGAGAAGATCACGGATGAGATGGAACTCTTGCAGGAGTACCCGCACACCGAGAATCACGCTTTCATCGCGACCGGCAGCCAGTTCTTCACCGCGCCGTCCTTGAACGATGCCTACCAGCGCCTCATCCACGAAGATAAGCCAGACACGTATCGCATCCAGATCGGACGGGAGTTCACCGAGACGCAGGTGATCATCGTGCCTCATAAGCAGGCTAATTTATTTGTGTGGGCGGAACCGGAAAAAGGCGCCTGTTACGTATTGGGTGCGGACCCGGCCTACGGCTCGACCCACACCTCGGATCAGTTCGCCGCGACCGTGTATCGCGCGTGGTCCAATCGCTTAGAGCAAGTGGCGGAGTTCACCAGTAATTCGATGTCGACGTTCGCGTTTGCCTGGGTGATCTGCTACTTGGCCGGCGCCTATGAGCCGTGTCTGGTGAACCTGGAGATCGACGGCCCCGGCGAGGCTGTGCTCAACGAGATGCAGAACTTGAAAAAGAGCGCGAACCTCTCGCAGCGCTTGGGCGGGGACACCAAGATTTTGCAGTCCGTCACGCGCGCGATTTCCCAGTACATGTATCGGAGAATCGATTCTCTGGGCGGAGCTCCTACCGCGATTCACACGCAGACTAATACTCGTGTGAAGGAGCGCATGTTCAACAATTTCAAAGACAATTTCGAGCGCGGGATTTTGATTCCACACAGCCGCTTGCTTGTCGATGAGATGCAGAACATCCGCCGCTACGATGGGGACATTCAGCCGGCGGCCGATCACTCGGACCAAGACGATCGATCCATCGCTACGGCTCTGGCGGCCCTCGCCTGGAACGATCAGCTCAGAACCCGACTCATTGGCCAGGGGATGATCTGGACGCCCACGGTGGCGAAGTCCGCCCAATTACCCGAATACCGTGAGCCTGTTGTGCAGCGGCTCGTGAGAGACTATATGTACGGTTTGGGGTTGACGCGTCCGGCAAGCACGCAAAAGCGTCAGGTGTCGATCGGGGGCAAGGAGCCGCCGCCAAAGTTTGGCTTGAGGGCAATGAAATCATGAGCGTGATCAAGGAATGGCGCTGCGCCGCGCACGGGGAGTTCGAGAACGAGACCGGAAGGTGCGAGCAAGGCTGCCCGAAACGTTTCGTGGTGCAGGAGTTTCGCACCGCCCCCGCGTTTCACGATGGCATCACCGCGAACACCGACCGCACCTTGCGCGGCCTAGCCGACTCGGTAGGACTCAGCGATATGTCAAACCGAAATGGCAGTGTAATGAACTCTCAGAAACCGAATCCGCAGCACCGCGGAATGGATTTTAGCCCACGCTGGTTGCCGATACCTACCGCTGCGCCTGGTTGGTCGCAGCGCGGCGAGCAATCCCCGGTGGTCACGCCGCAGGAAATCGGCGGCATGACGGGCGCCAATGTGATCGACGAGTTTAAAAAACAAGGCATCCACTTACCTGGTCCCACGCTTCAAGCCTCTGAGAAGGCTGGGCTACTCGTCGGCCGTGCCTCGCGCGAGAGCTTGGAGTGAGACACCCAGACACACAAACCGTGTGGGTGATCAAAAGCGGTGAGCCACGCTGCGTTGATGAGACCGACGCAGTCGAGTGCATTCACTATCAGCCGCTTGCCGATCACTGCCCGCAGTGCTCAAGCGACTATCGTGACTACGCTACCAACAACGGCGGCTTTTAGGTGATCATCCCGCACGCTCCCGCGGATGCCTTCGCCTTCTATCAGGATACGATGCGCAAGTGCACGGCGACGCGCAGCGAGAGACGCGCCCGCTACAACACGCTGCGCATGTACTACTCCTACGGCGCGGACCCTTCGCAGACTCAAGGGCCGGTGTACAACAAAATTTTCAGTTCTGTCGATCAAGTAGCCTCCTTCATGTACAGCCACGAGACGACGCGCTTTACGATCGAACTAGGAGAGTCCGTATCGACCGATTCGAAGGTCGGGGAGACTCGGAAAATTCCCGCGATGAAGTACGCGCTCTCGAAGGAATGGAACGCGAGCAACACCGACATCATTTTTGGATCCTCGATCCTCTGGGCCTTTGCCTTAGGATCCATGTTCGTGAAAGCAATCCCCGGCACCAAGGGCTCGATCATGCCGGGCGTGGTGGATCCGGAGGACCTCTCCGTGCTTCGCGAGGATGTGATGGGCCTGTATAACCAAGAGGCCTTCGTTCACTCCTACCTGATCACGAAAACCCAGCTCGCCAACGAACTCACCATGGCGGAGCACAAGCGTAAGGGCGAGATCTTGGAGCGCGTCACCGGTTCCCCGCGCACGCAAAACCAAGGCGATGGCGGCGTGTTCGATCACATCGTGGTCTCGGCCGTGACGCCCAATATCGTGGGCGCGCTCAGGGGCGGAATGTGGACCAACATGGCTCAGTTTACGAAAGCGAAGGTCTCCGAGTCATTGATCGAAATGCACGAGCTGTACGTCTTCGATGATGCGATTGATGACTATCGCATGGTCACGCTCGCCGCGCCCGAGGAGATCATCTGGGATCGGCCGCTAGAGCGCGCTTTCCTAAAAAACGAGTTGCCCTTCGTGCAGATTTGCCCCAGCCCTAATCCGCACTACTTCTACGGGGACTCGGAAGTGGAGCGCTTGATTCCCTTGCAGGAGAAATTAAACCGCAGGTTGGAAGAGATCGATCACTTGTTGGAATTGCAAGCCAAGCCGCCTAAGTCCGCGAGCGGCTACTCCTCGCCGATCGATGAAATTGCGCTCGCGATGGATAGTCCAAACGGCTTGGTCAACACCGATATGCCGGGCGCCAAGATGGACGTGCATTCTCCAGCAATCCCGGAGGATCTGTACCGCGAGGTGCACGAGATCATCTCGATGTTCGATGACATCATTGGCCTGACCAACATCAACCAGGGTCGCGGTGAGCCTGGGGTTCGTAGCCAAGGCCACGCCTCGCAGCTCTCTCGACTGGGGAGCTCACGCATCAAAAAGCGCGCGCTGGTCATTGAGGATTCCTTGGAAAAACTAGCTACCCTGTACCTGCAAATAAAACGCCGCTACGACAAGCGCCGCATGCGCGCGACCGAGGGCGAGGAGTTCATCGCCGCGCAGTTCACGGATGATTTCATTGCCAAGGTCGACGCGCACTCCAACTCTCCCATCTTCATGGAGGATCAGACGGCGCTCGCGTTCAAGTTGTTTGAGGTCAAGGCCATTGATCGGGATGAACTCTTGGACTTAGTCGAAGTGCCGATGCGCGAGTTGCTAAAGGAACGCTTAAAAGCTAAGATCGAACCGGCGGAAGCCCAGGCGGCGTCCGAGGCTCACAAGCTAGAGGAACGCAAGCTGCAATTGCACGTAGGCGGTAAGAAGTGACACATCGCAAAGGACACCGGCGTAAAATGCGCCGCTGATTTTGAAGGCTCCCTCAAGGAGCAGATCGCGATCCGTAGTAAGGTCGCGGAGCTATAAGGCCACGGTCTTGACACTTGAAGGAGAATCCACCATGGCACGACGTGGCCGGCGCGGTAAACACAAGCGCAAGTAAGATGAACGGCCCCCACTTGCGGGGCCGTTTTTTTTGGGGCACACTTCGGCGCAATGCCGATGCCTCCACCACCTGGCGCTCCTCCCCCTGGCGGCCCACCTGCGCCGATGCCGCAAGGCGCGGGACCTGCGGACAACGCGCCGCGCGCCTCCCCGATGATGACCCCGCAAGTTCCGGCCGGCGAGATGGAGGAGGCAAAAGTCCAAGTCTCGATGGCGCTCAAAGTACTGACCAAAGCGCTGGCCGTTTTCGGACCATCAAACCCCAAAGGTCATGCACTGCTCTCGGCCATCAAGACGCTAGCCAAGACCTTTGGGAGCGATGAGGAATCCACGGAGGAGTTGCAACCTGCGGCGATAAAGCAGATGCTCGCAGGTATAGGAGGCCCTGGGACGCCGCCGCCGGGCGGTCCACCTCCGGGAGCGCCACCGGGACCACCACCAGCCGCGCCGCCGATGGCGGCTTAAAGAGGATCAAGAGACATGCCAGGCACACGACTTTTCAAACCGAACGACTCGTTGGATGTTCCGGACTTGCAGAACAACACCAAGGATCGCGGCATGTTCGTGGTTCCGCCGACCTACGCGGAATTGGGCGGACTCTCAAGCGCCGATGCCACCGGCATCCACAAGAACGGCGCGACCATTCGCATGCCGAATGCGACTCAGTCGAAAGTCCCTGAAACCACCACCGCCAAGAAGTCGGCCTAAGTGTCGCTCGAAGACCTCACATCAGAGCAACGCGCCTACCTCGCCGCCGGCGAGCTGCTCCTCAAGAACCCGGAAGTCGCGATGGAGGCCAAGCGCTTGATCAAGAAAGTCAAGCCCGATGTGCGCTTTCAGGACTTGGAAACTCACGAGCAGATCGTCGCCTCGACCGCATCCTTGAAGGCCGAGCAGGAAAAGATCACCGAAGCGATCAACAAGGCTAACCTGGAGCGCAAGTTCGAGGAGCAGCGCGCCAAACTTCGCGCCGATGGGATCGATGTCGAGGCGCTCGAAGCCTTCATGAAGGAAAACGAACTGTATTCCTACGAGAAGGCGGCGAAGATTTTCAAGCAGGTGAACCAGTTGGCGCCTGCGACCCCGCACTCGCTCATGCAGGACATGGACTTGCCGGACGCGAAGGCGTTTTGGCAAGACCCGGTCAAGGCCGCGCGCGCGGAAGCTGAGAAGTATTTCACAGAGCGCGGTATTATCCGGCGCCAGTAAGGTTTGATTCTCCGTTGAGG